ACCAGCCCCGCGGCTGCCATCGAGGTCGCGGCCCTCTCCGAGGTCCACAAGATGTTCTTCGACCCGCAGGGCATCACCGCTCTGCTCGACGAGATCAACTTCGTGTTCACCGACGGCGACCGTGAGAACCTCGCCGAGGCGCTGCAGGAGCTGCTGACCGCGTCCGAGGCGGTGTGAGGTGAGTGAGCAGCCCACAGAGACTGAGGCGCTGGAGATCCCGCGCAACGGAGATGTGGCATTCGGCGACCTCATGGATGTTCTCACATCGGAGAGCGCAGGTGGCGCTGTACAAGGAGGTGCGGCTACTCCGACTGGCAGTGGAACGGATGCAGGACCAGCTACAGGAGCCACCGGTGACGGTGCTGCCGGAACCGGAGCCACTCCGCCCCCTGCTGATGGAGGCACTCCGCCCGCTGGCGGAAGCCCTGCAGCGCCAGGATCAGCTGACGGTGCAACGGACGGCCAGCTTGGAGGATCTGATCCTGGAAGTCCTCCAGTCGGTGCAACCGAGCCAGCAGGAGATACTGCGCCAGGGTTTGACCCTGCCCTCGTCGCCGGTGAACTCGGGTCGCTGAGCACAGCGATCGAGGAGAACGCTGGCAAGGCGTACCAGCAGCAGGCGTTCGACGCTGTGAAGACCGAGTTCCCTCAGTACTTCGAGGCGCTCGACAAGCACCCGCGCTTGCTGGTTGGCACCCAGGTGCCGGCGATCGGTCGTGAAGGGATGGAGACGCTCCGCGACACCGCCGACGCCAGGGAGTGGCAGGAGGCTGTCAAGAGCATCCTGGTCACCGAGATCCAGGAGCGGGGTCAAACCCTGATGGATGGCTCCCGCGCCTACCTCGAGACCCTCCACGCATCTGTCGACCTCTTCAAGAACAATGCCGACCTGATTCCCGGAGCCACCGGCTTCGACAAGGAACTGGCCGACTCGTTCGCCAAGGTTGCCCAGCCGTACGAAGTTCGTGTTGAGGGCAAGCTGAACGGCTACTCGATCCCAGTCCAGCCGATCATCGACAGTCTCAGGCGAGAGCTGGCGGCGCAACGCCAAGCTGCTCCGCCTGCGCCAGCGGCGGGGGCTCCAGCTGCGTCTCGTCCAGCGGAAGCTGTCGAGCCCCCGCAGGCTGGGATAACGTCCAAGGCGGGGAACTCGGGCAACACCGAAGACTTCTCCACCTTGTTCGGCACCATCGGCCTACCCAACCTGCAGATCTGAGGAGATCGCAATGAGTGAAACCGCACCTGAAGAGACCGTCGTCGACCCCACCCTGGGTACCCAGGAGCCGATCGTCGAAGAGGCGCCGGTCGTCGAAGAGGCGTCGGTCGTCGAGGCTGCACCCAGCAGCCGCATGGAGAGCATCAGCCAGCAGTTCCGCCACATCACCGGGCTGGACGCTGCGACCGTCGACGAAGCTGTCGTCGAGTCCATCGTCAACCCCGGCGAGTAGCAAGGAGGTCCGGAGGTGGTAGTGCAGCACTTCCCTGTCCACTACCACCCCCGGCCCTACCAGCAAGAGCTTCACCGGATGTGGCGGAAGTACCGCTACGGCATCGCTGTCCTCCCGCGGCAGACCGGCAAGGATGTCGCCGGATCAATGGAGCAGTGCAACGCAAGGCTTCAGACGCCCAAGACCACCGGCGTCTACATCAGCCTGTCCAACCCCATGATCCGCGACATCCTGTGGGACAAGACGTACGTCGACCCAGAGACAGGCGAGTACATCCGGGGCCTGCAGGACAACGTGCCGGCCGACCGCGTGGCGTGGAAAGACACCACGATGGAAGGCCGCTTCACCAACCACAGCCGGCTCAAGCTGCAGGGCTACTTCCAGTCAGGCCAAGACAAGTCCGGTGTCGGCACCTCGTTCCAGGACTACACGATCACCGAGCTGTCACTGTTCACCCGCGAGGATCCGATCCCACGGCTGATGCCGATCCTCGAGAACCGCGCTGAGAACAAGCGCCTGATGGTCGTCAGCACGCCACGAGGGAAGCGGAAGAACCCGCTGTGGCAGCTGATGGAATCCATGAAGGGCAACGACGAGGCACACGTCATCATCCGCACGATCGATGACATCAACGCCATCATGAAGCGGGAAGGGCTCGCTCCGGTCCTCACACAGGAGGAGCTCGAGACGATCCGGGAGACGTACCAGCGTCGCTTCGGAAACGACCGCATGTTCGAGCAGGAGTACTACGTCTCCTTCGAGGAGATGGACGCTGCCGCCGTGTACGGCGAGGCGTACATGAAGCTGATCAACGAGAAGCGTCTGACCGACTTCAACCTCGATGGGGGTCACCCGGTCTACGTCGTCTTCGACATCGGCTCCTCAGGCCAGCAGTCCGACGCCACAGCGTGGATCGCCTTCCAGTGGTTCAACAACAAGATGTTCCTGTACGACTGTGGCGAGGGGCATGGCAAGGCGCTGCCCGAGTACGTGGACGACCTGCAGACCAAGCATTACTTCAACAAGATCGCTGCGATCATCCTGCCGTGGGATGGTGAGCATCACGAGAAGGCGGTGAACACCACACCCGCCGATATGATGCGCCAGCGGTTCGGGAACGTCGCAGTGTTGGCGAAGTCCAACAAGGTGTGGAAGGTACCGAACGCCAGGGCTGGCGACATGTCGATCATTACCGACATCCAGCAAACCCGCATGGCCCTGTACAACACGATCATCCACGAGACCAACTGCCAGTGGCTGGCCGAGTGTCTCGAGATGTACCGCTACTCGTTCAACAACCGGCTGCAGATGTGGGACGAATCCCCCCTGCACGACAAGCACAGCCACATGATGGACGCCCTACGCTATGCGGTTCAGGCCACGAAGGAGCTCGACTTCTTCAACGGCTTCTACGAGTCCAGCGGTCAGAAGCAAGGTTCTGTCGCCTACGAAGAGGATTGGTCGGGAGTCTGGTGAGTCACACAACCATTCAGCAATCGCTGCAGCATGTCGCTGACAATCCCGAGATGCCGACCGATGACCTCATCAGTCTGCCGGCTCACGAGCTCATCAGCCGTGCACTGTTCCAGATCGCCAATGGTGCGCAGCTGGATGACAACAAGTCGCTGGCTCGAGCCAACACCGCCCGCACCATGATCTTTCAGCGTCTCGTCGGCAAGCGCAGGGCAGGTTCACACCCCGCCACCCGCACCAGGACGTCACTGCAGTTCAAGGACCTGACAGGGGAAGACGATGGCAAGTGAGCTCGTAGCACCGGAGAACCGGCGCTGGCGCAAAGCCATCCCCGAGAAGCACCGCTCCTCACTCGACACCCGTGTGCGGTGGCTGTGGAACCAGCGGTTCGGCACAGTGCAGACCGTGTACAACGAGACGGACGATCTGCTCGATCGAACCGCGGCCACGCTGATCCTGCAGGCGATCATGGCGAAGGACTTGGTGTCCATCCGTCAGGTGTTCCAGCGAATCGAGGGTGGCTCACTCTTCGATGAGGAGCTGGTGGAAGCTCAAGAGAAAGCGATGCGCATCTAGCGTTGCTGCTGGCGCAGAAAATTTTTCGCCTTCTCCTTCCACGGCTTACTCTCATCCCTTCTACACACAACACATCTACAATTTCTATTCACTAACCAATGATCGAACGCGTCTCGGTCCTGCCTGGTCGCAGGCATGGACCGTGCGCTATCTGGTAGAACTTCTCTGTCCACCCACCATTCACCCTTCCACCTCACGGCAGTCGGGTCATCAGGCTTCCGCACCTTGTACTTGCGCTCTGACGCAGCCTTCGGCTTGTACCGGGTGTGATTGCTGTAGACCCGGGTGCCGTCTTCCTCCACCCGAATCACATGATGCGTCATGCTTTGAGCGTGCCCTCGCAGTACTCCGCGTACAGCGTGAGCGAGCGAGGACGATGACGCGTGATGTAGTACCCCTTACGCACCGTGTACGCACGAGGCACCTTGCGCCCTGCGATGTACGTCATGCCCGGTGTGCCGAAGTAGTACTTGAGCAGGTCGTTCAACTTGCGCAGGTCCGTGCGCCACGTTGCCTTACCCTCGACCGTTCCGTTCTTCACGGTCGCCTCGAGATCCACCACCGACAGACCCGTCGCCCACTCGAAGACCATCACCGCACTGACCCGATGCGAGTGCTCCGGGGAGAGCCGGCGCAGGAACTTGCGCAGCTCACGCTCCCAGAACACCAGCTGTGGGTTCTCCTTCACCAGGAACTTGTCCTTGGTAAACGGCATCTTCCCGCGCTCATCGTCGGGAAGTACCAGCTGATCCAGCCGCTCCTGCCTGCTGCCTCGCACGGCTGACGTCGCTGTCGACGGTGACACCCGACGCTTGGACGTCTTCGGGTCGAAGCTCTCCTTCAGGAGTCGCTCTGCTTCGGACAGTCGGTGGTTCTTCACGGGATCCATGAGGGGCATCATACCCACAAAAAAGAAGAAGAGGAGGAGCCCGAAGGCCCCTCCTCTGCTCCTAGATAGAGCCCCCTCTCCACCGCCAGCTAGAACCCCGGACAGTTGTAACTGGTCCACCTCGACCAGTGACCCCACCCACTGCGCCCCATGTCCGCAGCGACAGCATCCTGCACTGCCGGCGGCCATTTGTCAGCAGGCTTTTCCGCCCACGATTCGTAGCCGGCACGCCGCGCCCAGTCGTCGGAGTACTGCACCGACATCTGGTATGCACCTCGGTAGGTACCCGAGGCACTCACAGCTCTGTAGTTGTTCGTCGACTCGTGCTTGCGGATGCAGGCAAGAGTCGCGTTCTTGCTGCCACCTCGTGTCGTCGAGCGACTCGCACGCTCAGTGACTCGTATCGTCTTGGTGACAACACGAGGCG